CATTTGCAATGGAACGTATGGGCAATAGAAAATACCAGCATCCATAGGTGAAGAACCTTTATAGCCCACAACATAGAACTCTGCTGCGTTTGCGTCAGAATATGGATCAACATAAACTTTGTAGCGTCCATTAAGAACACCAGCAAAAGTTGAAGATGTAGTGTCGCTATTCAAATCTGTACTCATCGCAGGAGCGTAATCTAACATCCCTGCCATTTGAAGTGCAGATGCAACATCCGTAGAAGTAATGAGAATATTCCCCTTTCCTCTTCGTGTGTCTTTTCCGACCTGATTTGCATCTTTTTCAATCTGCATCATAAGACCTTTGAACTTTTCAACCATCCAACGTCCATTGGAATCAGTATCAAGGTCAAAAACACCAGCATATGTTGTACCAACAGCGGCCCCAAGTTTTGCATTGATATAAATCTTACGAATAACCTCACGATTAATTTCTGCAAGAATTTCTGAGGACAGAATGTTAGCAAGTTCTGCTTCTGCATCCAGTCCATGAACTGCACGAAGATCTTGTGCGAGTTCCATTGAATACGAACCCTTCAGGGCGCGTGTTCCTGCATTGACTGCCATCTTTTCGATAGTGAATGCCATTTCCCCTAAGTTTGTATCTTCACCAGCAGCAGTGGTCTTAGCACTTCCAGCACTATAAACGTCTGCACCGCTTTGACCTGCTCCACTTGTTGGATTAATCAAAAGACCTGGCGCCTTAATAATGTCACCGGAACCGTCAGTTCCACCGACTACACCAGATTCACCAGCAACGGAATCTATGTTAACGCCTGGCATTTCAGCACCAGCCTGCGAATTAACCCTGCTTTTGAGAGCAAAGATCAATCCAGTTGGTCCCGACATAGGTTGAACACCACAAACATCGTATGCTACGAGTTGAGGCATTGCACGCCGAACCATCGAAATCAAAATGGGGTCAGCAAAGTCAATTTTTGATTGTGTTCCATCAGATCCACCAGCATCACCACCAGTGTGGACAGCACCTGTGAAAGTTGTGGATGTCGATGGGACAGCCTCCGACAGTAATCCGCTACCTAGTTGATCTTGGGAATATTGTTTTTCAACATTCTCAAGCATCATAGCAGTAACTGCTCTTCGATGTGGATCGGTAATTTCAGGAAGATCGGGATGATCTAGGACCGGTCCCCATTTCTTAGTAAATTGTTCCGAGAGTTGCATTTTTTAACTCCTTAATTTGTTTAAAAAAAACTTATGTTATTATTTACGAGCAATAGCTTTACTATATGCTTCCATTATGTTTGACACTTTAACAGGAGTTTCCTCCGAATCATTTGCCATCACATCTTCTTGTTCAACATTTCCATCTTGCTTTTGTTGATTTGGGAAATAACTTTCCCTAATCGTTTTGACTTTACTTTCAAAATCATCAGCATCTTCTTCATAGGAAACGCCTTCAACGAGTTCTTTCATTTTTTCTGATTGTGTATCTGCGAGATCATCACAGACTTCTTCCAGAATTTTATTTTTTCGGTATTCGTTCAATTCTTCTTTGACTTTAATATTTTCTGATAATTGAGAATTGAATTTCCCTTCAAGTTCCTCTACCTTATCGAATAAACTTTCGACAATATCAATCTTTTCATCGGGTACTTCGATATAATGTTCAGTAAAGAGGTTCTTGAGTCCTGTAATGAATTCCTCTGTAATTTCGCTCTTCAGGGAACTTTCGAGTGCAAGTTCATTATCTTTCATCCATTCTTCGATGACATAATTGAGATAACCATCAACTTTGTCAGTCAACTCTTCACGGAAAACGACAATTTCTTCTTGCAAATTATTTTGATATTCGGTTTCCAGCTCGTCAATCTTTGTGCTTGCTACTTCCATCACTTTTTGATGTACTGCTGCTTCAAAGATTGTTGCGGCTTTTTGCTTGAATTCTCCGGACAGTTCTTCTCCCTGTACTAGAGCATCAATGTCTTCTTTGACATTAATTTCTGGAATCTGAACTTTGATTTTCTTCTTTTTCTTACCAATTGCAACCGAGTCGCCATCTGGTCTTGCAGTTGCTAGATCTTCTCCACCAAGGTCGTCCACAGATGTTTCTGCGATACCCATTAGGTCGCCGAATCTTGCGGAAACTTCCTCTTTTTTCAGTCCGTTGACTTTATCAAAGAGTGCTTTAATCATAGCAGTTTTGGTAGGAGGTACTTTATGTTCCTTTTTTACCTGCTCATCTTCTTCTTCCTCGTCATCATCATCATCGTCATCATCACTTTTACCTTTTTTCTTATCAATTGCTTTTTGCAGTGCAGGAGGCAATTTACCTTCTTCCACTTCTTCTTGCTCTGGAGCTTCAACAAGTTCTTCTTGTTCAGTTTCTTCCAGAACTTCTTCGTTAATATTTTCCATAGACATTGAAACTCCTAATTAGTTTATTATAGTATTTTTGATACTGTTAATATTTATAATATCACAATTTTGACATTAGATTTTTAAACTCATTTATTTTTACTTCCTCAAGTCTCTTGGAAGGAGCTTTACGAATATTATTCCGTGCTCTTTCAATATCTCGTTCTTGTAAAGAGCCGTTATCCCATATCCATTCTTTACCTTCCATAATACCTTCAACGAAAGCATTAGGCGCTGATGGGTCGGCGACAATATCTGCTGCAGTTGCAAGATAGAAATCATCTTGCACAATCTGTGAATTTTTCTTATCTGGTTTTAGAGTTCCCATGCCTCTGGAAGAAACACCTAACCTTGCGCCTTCGTCAATTAAACATTTGACAATTTGTCCATTTGGAGTGCCCAATATTTTTGCACGGCCGACGAAATTCTTACCTTCTTTTCTCAAATCTGTAATCATATGTGAAGCGCGATCAAGATTTACTGTCGGGCCATCTGGATGACCTAATTCACCGAATGCACGTTTGGGTTCCACATACTCTTTGATATATCGGTTGACTTCTTTTTCAAGAATAGGCAAAGGATAAATCCGTCCATTCTTGTTTTTCTGTTCCGATTGCATGAAGATGCCTTCGATGAAGTATTGCTTTGCTTTTCCAGCGCCTTCATCTATCAGTTCATACTCTATTGTTTCTTGTAATTCGCAAATAAGTTTCATTTTTTTATCCTATTTAACGTTTTCAAATGCAAAATCTAGAACTTTTAGAAATGATTTAGTGTCTTTATTCATATTAACTTGCATTTTTTTTCTATTAGAACTATTTAGGGAATCATAAGTTTTGAGTAATATTCTTGCGGCTTCGGGATCAATAGGAACAGTGGTGCCACTTTGGAATTTAATATCAGATTCCTTCTTCTTTTTTATAACAGTTCTCAACTGATCTACTACGTCTTCGTTCAGATAATCATTTGATTTTTTGACTACTTCAACTAATTTATCTTCCAAAGGAGAACCAATGTGTTCCCTGAACTGTTTTAGTGTTTTCATTGATTTGCAACACCAGTAAAGAATGTTGTAGCAGCTTCTGCATACATCTTATCAGAATGGCCTTTTTCAATAAATACTCTTTCCTTTCCATCAATATCAAACGATCCCTTTACTACAGCTGTTCCCAATACAGCTACTAATGTTGCATTACCACCTCCTGCATTGGTGCCCAATGATGCATCATTGATTACAATAGTAGGTGCTGATGTATATCCTTGTCCTGCATTTGTCACCGTTGCTGCTGTTATTTCTCCGCTTCCACCAACTGTAATAGCACCAGAAAATCCTGTTCCCCCACCACCAGTTGCCGTTAAAATTCCTGCGGAATAACCAGTGCCAGCAGCAGAAATAGTAACAGAAGCAACACCAAATGCACCAGTTTCAACTGTTACTGATTTTTCAGAACCAGCAGCAAGGCTATTCCACGCCATTACACAAGTAGAACCACTCACAGTCGTCCCAGCACCAGAACTTGTTGGCGCAGCGGCTTCAGCTGTTATTGGTTTAATTTTCATTGTTCCTCCGTTGTCTCGACTTCTGGTTCTATTTTATCTGCAAACATCGCAGCAGAAATTTCCTGTTTTTTCGTTGCAAGCGAATCAACTACTTTAGCAGACATTATTTGATTAAATGTAT